GCAGCACTTGCAGCGTTACTGCCGCGGGGGCGATGGTTGCCGGCAGTTCGATCATCGGGCCCAGGTCGTAGGTTGAGTTGATCGCGGTTTTGGGCAGGCGCGGCGCGGCGGCTTCGGCGCCGGCAGAGTTTTTCACCAGCGCGCCGTCTTCGTTGGCGGCGGCGGCGGTAGCGCCGGTAAGGACGCCCTGCGTGAATATCTTGATTTTGTGATTGGCCTTGTCAAATTTATAAACAAAGCCGTTTGCCGGTGGCTGCTCGATCAGGGCCAGATCAATGCCTTTATGCAGGCCAAAGGCTCCCAGCGCGGGCAGCGGCACGCCGCCGGTTGGGTAGGTAAGGGAGCCGTCGCCGAACACGATCTGCGCCTGCGTGAAGTTCTTGAATGCGCCTGCGCCGGCCATCTCTCTTTTCGCCGGGGCTACTGTTACTGCCACGTTGGTTGAAGCGATTGCGGCCATATTATTTTTCCTTTCGTTAAGTTCTTTTTAAAATTTGTTTTAACTACTGCGCGGTTTTTAGGCCGCGCCGTAGTTGCGGTTAATGTCTTATCCGGATACGTCCGTTAGGTCGTTTCCACCATATTGGACAGGTTCGCCTTTGTTTCGTCCAAAGGTTTTACCAGCACATACGGGCGGGCATGCCCGGATGCGGTTCCGACGGCCTGGGTTTTGACCTCGGCGACGATTTCCTGGCCGGGATACAAAATTGTGCCTTTCGGCGCCTTGTCGTATATGGTCTTGCCCTGGGCGGTGGTGAGAAATTTTAACAGCCCGATTTCCGAGCGGTTGGTGTCGGAGCCGGCGGCGGGCCGCAGGTCAAAAGACATCTCCGGCGTGGCAGATGATCCAGCGCAGACTTCGGTAACAACTGCGCCCACTTCAATGATTTCACACTTCATCGGGATGATGAAATGCCCAACGTCCGCGGGGCTCTGATCAAGGTCCACTCCTGCGGCGTCGTCGTAATCAATCACGCCATTATAGGGGAGGGCCATTATTCCTTGCTGTAACATAAGTTATATCTCCTCTCGTTCGATAGTGTTTATGTAGGCCGCGGGCCGAAGCCCGCGGCTATTTATTCAACGCTTACGCGCGATAATTTTACGCGCTGCCGATTTTGACGATACGGCATTCGCGGTCGTCCGCGCTCTGGAACAGCGCGTCGTAGGCGACGGTGCCATACCAGACAACGGCTTTCTTGCGGCCGAAATCGGATTTGTAGTTCATGTCCGCGCGCAGGTGCGGATATTCCACTTCAATCCGGCCCACTGCGTCTTCGCCGAACACGACACCTTCGCCCAGGACATTGCCGGAGCCGATGGAGTCGGAAAGCGCGTTTTCGTGGTTGATTTCCACGGAGCGGATACTTTCGATCATCCCCACTTCGTTGCGATACAGGATATCGCCTTTGCGCAGGTATTTGTCGAAAGACTGGAGCACGCGGTCGTTTTTCAGCCCGCGCAGCGCTTTCGTCGCGAAAAGGCCGATATACCATTCGCCGTCATAAAACGGCGTGTGCAGCACGTTGGCCATGTAATCGCGGATTACGCCCATGTGGTCTTTCGTCAGATTGACGAGCGCGGTGGTGGATGGCGTGCCGTCCGTGTCGAATACGCCACCGGTGAGCGATGTGGGGATAAAGGCCACTTTGGCGTTGGTGCCGGTAAAGGCCTTTGCCGCCGCCGTATCCATGCAAAGCATCATCTGGTCTTTGAGCGCTTTCTGCGCGCCGGCGTCCGGATTTAGCGCGGAAAGGTCTTTGGCCAGTGATGTGAATTCCACGCCGCGGCCCCACTCTTTGATCGTGATGGTATAGACGCCCATCTGGAGCTGATCAATGGGGATGCGGGTTTCTTCTTCCAGCTGCGCCGAGGTTGGTTCAGCAATCGGCTTGTAATAGGGCAGGGTTATTGTTTCGCCCTGGCCGCGGCCGAATCTTGCTGACATTGCATGACTTTTGTATGTGCCGGAGGTGGCGTCATACGTCCAACTAAATGTTCTTCCCATAATTTAGAGTCCTCGCTTTCTGTGGTTATAAACGCCGCAGATTATTGGCCTCCTCAACGGCTTCGGAAATTGACATGGGTTTATCTCTTTCCGTGCCCTGGTTAGGTGTTAAAGGCGGTGCACCGCCGCCGCGGGTCAGGGGTTGCGATGCGTTGACCTGAGCGGCGATTTGCGCCGGATCGGGGGGCGCAATCTGAGCGTGATATTGTTTTGTTTGTTCCGCGGCCCAGGCGATTTGCTCGTCGAGGGTTATCTTTTTCCCTTGCGCGTCTTGGGCCGGCGCTTGTGAACACATCATCCAGAAATACTTATCATCCGGGGCCAGGCCGATTTCCGGGCTGGTGACTTTTTCGCGGACATAGTTAAGTATTTCTTCGCGGGTGAATGTGGGGGCGCCGGACGCCGGGGGATCGGTTCTGCTCGCGGCTGATGCCGAGGGCGCGGCTGACATTACTTTTTGACCGGCCAGCATAATATCGCGGTCGCAACCGGCCTGTAATTTGGCGACCTGGACGCGAAAATCGTCCATATCGGGATCAAGTGCGTCTATCTCCGTGAGGAGTGTGGCGCGGCGCTCGGCGGCATAGCTTTTAAACTCTGATGCCGCGAGGTTGCGGGCTTCGTCGAGCCGTTGCGCTTCCTGGGCGCTGTTTTCTTTGGCTTTAATATCTGCCAATTCCTGTGCCGTGCGTGTAAAGGCGGCCTGGAGGTTCTTGTAGCGCTGATCCAGGGGTAGGTCTGCATCGACGGCGGGGGGTGAAGCCGCGGGGGCGGCGGGTAGGGCGTCGTCCTGTTGAACAGGCGCAGAGAGGCCCGCGTCGGGGTTATTGATACCGGGTTCGCCCTGCGGAATGTTTGGCGTCGTCACGTCAAACTGTTCCAGGCCTTCCCGCATGATAACATCCAGCGTGGGTGTGTTCTCCGGCGCTTGTCCGGGGTTCGCTTTGTCCGTCATAAAATTACTCCTTGTTTGCCCGGTGTGTTCGTTGGTTCCGAGGCCGTGCGTCGGTGTGTTCGCCTTGGGCGAGGCCGCCGCCGCGGTGTGTTCGGTTAGTGCCGAGGCCGGGTTTATTATTAGCGCCGGGCGCTAATTGGCGATTGGCGCCGCAGCGGGCCGGCGGGCGTGGATTGCGTCGCCCACGGGCTTTTTAGCGTTTCATTTCATTCTCCTTATTCCTCGTTGTTGGTGCGCATTTTAAGCGTGGCAAGTCGTTTAAGCGCCTTTTCCGCGCCGATTTCCTTGACTCCCATATCCGACAAAAGGGAAATGAGCGCCTGGGCGCGGGGATCGGCGGCCAGCAGCTCGTCGATCCGGCGGTGCAGGTGGTCCAAAACCAGTTTAATTAATTCCTGGCCGGCCTGTGAGGAGGTCAATCCGATAAACTGCGTCTTTGCCTTTAAAAGATTTTCTTCTTTTATGCGGCTTTCTTCCGCCTTTTTTTGTGCCAGCAATTCTTTTGGCTGATTGGTAAGGATATCGGTTTCGGCGCCGGAGTTCATTCGGGTATCTCCTGTTTTAATGTATTTTCCTGCTGCGGGGGCGCCTGTTGCGCCTGTTGCTGGGCCTGGGCCGCGGCCATTGCTTCGGCCTGTTTCATTTCCGCCAGCTGTTGAAATTCACCGGCCTCGATCATTTTGGCTTCGGTTTCGGAAGCAAAGAGCTTTTCGTCCGTTAGGTTGGTGCGGGTTTCCAGTGATTTCAGCACGTTGTATGGCCGGATATAGGGCGCGTAGCGCGGCGAGGAGGAAAGCGGGATTACCACTTCTTTCAGATTGGCCAAAGACTCGTTTTCTTTCATAAGCGCCTGGATACCGGAAATATGGAAAGTGCCTGATATTTCCGGAAGGCCCAAAAGGCCGCCGGGCGAGGCGCCCTCTTTGCCGGGCGACGCCTGTTGAATGCCGAATGAGGACAGTTCTTCCGGCGTGAAAATATCCCGCAGATCTTGCCAGGTAGCGTAAAGCCTGATGAATTCACATGCGCCGCGCACAATATCAACGGCGCCGGACTCGGTATTTTCGCCCATCAGCGAATAGACGCCCAGGGCTTGATCCAAATTCATTGCGGCTTCGCGGTAGGTCATGTCTTTGCGGTAGCCCGGTAGGCCCTGCACCGCGTCGGTCACAAATGAACCGCGCTGATAATTTTGATCGTGATATTGCATGTTGGCCAGGATCTCGTTGGTTTTGGAAAACCGGCGGACTTCGCGCACGGCCTGTTGGCCGGACACTGTGTCTTTGACCAGGTATTCCTTACCCGGCCAGGTTTCCGTATCGGCGGCATCAACAAGCGCGTCCACGTTGATTTCCGTCATGGGGTTGACCTGCCATTGCAGCGCGTCTTGGTGCAGGCACATGAGATTGCACATGGCTTCCCAAAGCGTCAGGATACCTTCGAGCAATCCGCGTCCGTTGAATTTCAAAAGATCCGGCAGTGGTGAATATGCCGTGCCGGGCCAGCGCATATTTTTATAAGGCGCGGCGGTCGGGGGTTCAATCACGCGGCCGGCGGCGGTAGTAAAGCGCGCGTTGGGCAGAAGCATTTCGCCCTTGGGTGAAAGAACCGTGCCCCAAAATTCAGAAGTCAGGATCATCGGGCGGTAGGTTGATCTTTCCCAGATCATGCCCTTGCGCGCGGCGATTGCCTCCTGCGTCATCCACGGGTTGTTATTGTCTTCCGTTTCCTGGGCGCGGAGGCGGCGCACGTTTTGATATTTTCCGGTGGCTTCGCCGGCCAAAAGAACGTGCCAATCCAGCCACTCCTGGTGTATCCAGTAAAGGCCGGATTGCGCGTCGCGGGGCGCGGCGTCGGGATCGCGGTGTATCTTCCACGGTTCCACCAGGGAAAACTGCAAACCAGCGCCGGGTATCCAGCGCGGAATAACTTCCTGCGATATGCCCACGGCCAGGGCCATGGTGGTTGCATCGACAAACCGCTGAACAAATTTCGCGCGTCCGGAGCCTAGCTGCACATCAAGTATTTTCTGCCAGAATTCTTCCGCCTTTTTGTTTTTAGCATCGTGGATCGTTAAAAAATTCGGCGAAAAGGCGCGCTTGATGGCGGAGGCGCCGTATTGCACCGTTCCAAACGGTTTGGGAACAACAATGCGCGATTGCCAGTAATCCTTGCGGGCGTAGTTGACCGGTTCGTTTTCTAAATAAGTGCGGTAACAATGCGCCTGTGTTTTGCGGATTTCGCTGTTGGCGCGGACTGATTGATTAACGCAATCCTGGAGATAGGCGGCAAAGTGTTTTTCGTTTTCGCCGGCATACGCCTTTGCTGCCGCTTCGCGTTCCGCCATTTCATTTTCGTCTATGTTGCCGATATTTTTGGCGGCGGCGGCTTCGCGCTGCTCCATGCTTCGCTTAAGATCTTGCATCTGTTTTTTAAGGCTCATAGACCGGCTCCTGGTGCGTTGGGAAATATGCGGTCGTAATTTTTACGGCCCCGCGGGGAATAACCACGGCCCGGCGTCCAGTCGCTCATCGCGCAGGCGCAGCCTGGCCGGCATTGGTGTTTGTTCGGCGCGCCGTTCCAGCCGGCCTCCGTTTCTGTTTCCGCGCCGCAGTCGGTGCATTTAAAAATTTCACTAGCGTCGCCGTCTTTTTCCGAATAGGGGCCGCCGACGCGCATCGGCCAGTATTTTTCCTTGGGCGGGCGGACTTTTTTTGTTTTCTTTTTTACTTTCGACATTTTTTTACCTATTGCATAATGCGCACGTTGGCGCCGCGGGGCGCGTAAATTCCGGGCGCGCCGGGGCCATACGAAGTGGCGCGTTTCATCCGCGCTACCCGGTCGGCGCGTTCTTTGTTATTGTCAAACGCCTCGCGGACGCTGTATGGGTGCAGGATTGCCACGCCGTAGCCGAAGGCGTCGCCAAAATGTGACGAGTCGTTTTTTACCGCCTCGTTGCCGATGCGGTTGCCGTTGTTGTCTTTTTTGTAATGCCAGCCGCCTTTCAGCGCCTTGTGCAGCGCAAAGGCAGAGGCGGAAATAAAAATCAGTGGCTTGCCGCCCGATATGGTTTTTGAAAGCGCGTGGTTAATCGGCTCGACGCGGTTTGGCCAGCGGGTCGGGCCCGGCTCAAAG